GTTCGCACTAGAGAGCGCGTTCGCGTTCGCTTCCGCTATCGCCAAGAAGGGAACCGAGAAAGCGAAAGGAAAGACGCGTGAAGTATGGGCAGACTCGCAAGAGGAAGCCATTGCGCTCAAGAACGCGCAAGCCAGCGTGAAGCCAGCGAAGCCTAAGAAGGCGGACGCGCTAGTGGCTCAAGCCCAAAGCGCCGAAGGTGTCACGCTCGCGGAACTTCTCGCCTACTTCGCGGAGAAGTCGAGCAGATAGTCGCCCAACACAAACCGAGCCCCTACGCGTAGCGATACGCGTGGGGGTTTTATTATGCGCGAAAACGCGTACGCTCGCTCGCTCCGCTCGCTCGCGATGGGTGGCAAAAGCCCCCCAAACCCCCCAGAATGGAGGTCGCTTCGCGACCCCAGTTCTTATAGCGCTGCGCGCTAAGTATTATACTATCCGTAGAAAATATTTTCCCAGTATTACAAAAGTGCAGGTCAGAGCCGTATACAAAAGTCGTATCGTTCGGTTTTCGTATTTGAACGGGTTAGTATATATATAGGGGTAACGAGCGGAAGTCCCTAGCGAGTTACCAGCTCGGCGGCTTTATTGCCGCCTCGCAAGGGGGGTAGTGAGGCGCTCTTTGGGAGCGCCGAACGAAGGGGGGATAACGGGAGGTTTTATATGGCTGCCAAGGGTGGTCAAGAGCATCATAATGTTGCTAAGCTGAAGGAGGCTAAGTCTAAGGTTTTGGACTTTGTACGCCAAGGTTTAGCCCTTCAGGATGCCATAGCTAGGTCTGGTCGCAAACCTGACGTTATGAAGGACTGGCGCAAAGATGCTGCCTTCATGAAGGAACTTGATAAGGCTAAGGCTGAAGGTGAGAAAACCCTGAGTATCGTCTCAGGTGATGCTAAGTTTAAGATCGGCTTTGAGGAGTTCTCATCTGAGTTCCTAGACAGCCCTATCTTTGAACACCACCGTGCCTGGATTGACGTCCTTGAGGGACGTGAGCCGTCCTGGTTACATTCAGCCATGACCTATGAGCCTGCCTCGGCCAAGCGTCTGCTGATTAACGTCCCACCTGAGCATGCCAAGTCTACCGTCATCACGGTCAACTACTGCGTCTATCGAATTGCGATGGACCCGAATGTCAAGATTACGATTGTCTCTAAGACTCAAGAGCGCGCTAAGGAGTATCTCTACTCGATCAAGCAGCGCCTGAGCCATGAGCGCTGGTCTAAACTACAGGCGGTCTATGGATCTGCTGGGGGATGGAAAGAGGATGCGGATACTTGGAAGGCTGATCGCATTTACCTCTCTCGTGATTCTACCGAAAAGGATCCGACGGTACAAGCGCTCGGTATTGGTGGCCAGATTACTGGAGCCCGTTCCAACCTCATCATCTTGGACGACGTTGTTACGACTTCAAACGCGCATGAGTGGGAGAAGCAACTCCTCTGGCTCCAACGAGATGTAGTAACTCGTCTTGGTGATAACGGTAAGCTTCTCATCGTAGGAACCCGCATAGCGGCAAATGACCTTTATCGCGAGATACGTAACCCAGAACACTGGGTAGGCGGCAAGACACCTTTTACGTACTTTGCCATGCCAGCAGTTTTAGAGTTTTATGAAGATCCGACTGAGTGGGTCACGCTGTGGCCTAAAAGCCATGTACCCTGGGAGGGTTCTGATGAAGGCGTACTACCTGATGAGAACGGTCTCTATCCCAAATGGGATGGCCCCGCTCTGTTCAGGAGACGCTCTGAAGTTAGCCCGAGCGCTTGGGCTCTTGTCTACCAACAGCAAGACGTACAAGAAGATTCAATTTTCCCACCTGCTGCCGTCCAAGGTTCTATCAACAGGATGCGAAAGCGCGGACCGCTAAGAGCAGGAACGGCAGGACACCCTAGGGAGCAAGGCGCATGGTATACCATCATGGGTCTAGACCCTGCTATGAGTGGTAATACTGCAGCAGTTATCATGACTGTGGATCGCAATACACGTAACCGCTACATCTTGGATGTAGAGAACATGAAAGATCCCACACCTCAAAAGGTGCAGGAACTCATTGAGACCTGGGTTGAGAAGTATCAGCCTCAGGAACTACGTATTGAGATCAATGCCCACCAGAAGGCTTACTCTCTGGATTTAGATTTACAGCAGTACCTTGCCTCACATGGTGTGAAGTTCTCATCCCAGTTCACAGGCAAGAACAAGTGGGACACATCATTCGGTGTGGCAGCTATGTCAGGCTTGTTTGGAACTGTACGTAATGGTACACACCAAGACGATAACCTGATAGAGCTTCCTAGCCAAGATGGATCTGAGGGTATCAAAGCCCTTATACAGCAACTCATCACATGGAGACCAGATACGCGTGGTCCAACAGACTGCGTAATGGCTCTGTGGTTTTGTGAACTACGTGCCAAAGAGATTATCTCCAACGCACGTATTAACCAGAGCCACATGAATAACAGATGGGCTACCCGCAGACAACTCGAAAGTCGTTACGTTATGAACGTCAACGATTACGAATTCTCACAGTACGAATAGGATAAAGATGGCGTTCGATATCGATACAATTGCACGGCGAGTGCAGAACATGAAGGAGCGTAATCGCGATCGCGATGCGCGCATGTCTGACCTGCTTGCTGTTCGCAAGGGAAGAATGACTGAGGTATTCCCAGATCTATTCCCTGAAGGTATGTCAAGCCCGATGGTGGCCAACTTTGTTGATGTTGCTGCCCGTGACTTGGCTGAAGTTCTAGCGCCACTACCATCGTTTAACTGCGGTACAAGCAATACTACATCTGATCGCGCTAAGGCTTTTGCTGATAAGCGCAGCATGATTGCTAACAACTACGTTTATATGTCACGCCTACAGTCACAGATGTACTGGGGTGCTGACTGGTATTTCAGTTATGGCTTCCTACCAATTCACGTAGAGCCAGACTTTGAAACAAATCTGCCACGCATACGAGTCGAAGATCCAATGGGGGCTTACCCAGAATTTGACAGGTTCGGCCGTTGTGTGGCCTATGCCAAGCGATACATGAAAACTATTGGCGAACTCGCCAATGACTACCCAGAATACGCGGGGGCGCTTCTGGGTAAACTTGGTTTTAATCAAGATACAAACGCACTTGTAGAGATGATCCGCTACACCGATAAGGATGTAACTGTTCTTTTCGTACCAAGCCGTAATAATCTTATACTAAGCGCAGCACGTAACCTTATGGGTAAGATGACTGTAAAGGTTGCGCGCCGTCCTGGTATTGATGATGAAGCACGGGGACAATTTGACGATGTGCTCTATGTCCAACTAGCACGTGCTCGTTTTGCAAATCTAGCAATGGAGGCTGCTGAGAAAGCAGTACAAGCTCCGCTAGTTGTGCCAAACGATGTTCTCGATATGCCAATGGGTCCTGATGCAGTTATCCGAACTGCTAACCCACAAGGCATTGGTAGAGTCAGATTGGATATACCACAAGCAGCATTTCAGGAGCAAGCAGCGTTACAGTCTGAACTCAGACTCGGTGCTCGTTATCCTGAAGGTAGAACTGGAAACATTGACGCAAGTATTATTACTGGTCAAGGTGTCCAGGCACTTCTCGGTGCTTTCGATTCTCAAGTCAAGGCTGGTCAAATCATTCTTGCTGAGACATTTGAAGAAGTCATCGCGATGTGCTTTGATATGGATGAAAGACTCTTCAATGAAGAGAAGAGCGTCAGAGGCGTATCGCAGGGTACTCCGTACGAGTTAAAGTACATGCCAAGCAAGGATATTAAAAGCGACCACACAATTGAAGTTCGCTACGGCTTGATGGCTGGTCTTGACCCATCGCGTGCTCTGATTTTCTCCCTTCAAGCCTTGGGTGCAGATCTTGTATCTAAAGACTTTGTTCGTAGAGAACTTAACTGGAGTTTGAACGTATCACAAGAAGAACAGCGTATTGAAGTTGAAAAGATGCGCGATAATCTAAGTGCTGCTATCACCGCAACTGCACAAGCAATCCCTGCTATGGCTAGCCAAGGACAAGATCCTTCAGCCTTGATTCAGAAGATTGCAGATGTTATCGAACGTAGACAAAAGGGCGACAGTATAGAAGCTGCTGCATTGGCCGTGTTCACGCCTCCTCAGGCTCCTGAACAACCACCGATGCAGGAAGGAATGACTCCACCAGGCGCACAAGGCCCAGTTGAGCAGGCTCCCCCGTCCCCAGCCGCTCCTGGATTACCTTCTGGTGGGGTCCCTCAACAAGCACCAGACTTAGGGTCAATATTGGCAGGACTCGGGGGCTAATAGATGGCCGGGGACGAGTTCGCAGAACCAATCAATGATTTCTTAAGACAACTTTCTCAAAGAAAAGAATTGGAAGGTTACATTCCAACTGGATGGTACATCATCACAGAGTGGATGAGTGACCAAGAAGGTTTCTTAGTATTTGGATGGAGTGATGGTGTTGGATCACCATTGAAATATCGTGGCATGTTAGAGCATGCACTAGACGAGAAAATGTATTTCGATAAGTACGAAGGATAGGATCTTAAATGGCTGAAGGTATGAGAGTATCAGGCGTTGGTAAGGGTGCTCGCCGTACCGATTTAGACCGCGCTGCTAAGATTCAGCGCGAAGCTAAGATTCAAAACGCATCTGGTGGGCAGTATGGACAACGTGCAGAACTTACACAGTTAGCACAAGGTGCTCCTATGGCACAAGCCATGCCTATGCCTACAGCTATGGGTACTCCTCCAGTTCCAACAGTTGGAATTTTTGAACCTACGCAGCGTCCTGATGAACCTATCACTGCTGGTGTAGATGTTGGTCCTGGACCTGGTTCTGAATCACTGATGACACCTGTAGATGCACCAGATCAGCTCGCAACATTTGCTAGAGCTATGTACATGGCCAATCCAAGTCCACAATTACGTCGCATCGTAGAGGCTTTTGAAGAAGAGGGACGCTAGTGGGTTCACCATTAGACGCGTGGAATCCCGCGAAGAATAAAAAGATCAAGATGACTGGCATTTTTGATAATGTACAGTCACAACTTGATCGACTTGTTCAAACTGAGATGGCTATGCTTTCGCCTAATCAGTATGAAAACTTTGGTAACTGGGTAAATGCTTATCCAAATCAGAGCAAAGACTTCATCATGTCTGCAGTCAAGCTTGGTTTGAAGCCAGATACACCTGGAATCGGTAAGATTGCATCAGTTGATGGTCTTGCACAACTAAAACAAGATTTACTTAACACCAAAAACATTAAATCTGCGCTAGATAACGATAAATCTTTAGCGGGAGACATCAAAGATGTACTTTATGGTGGACTCAAGGGTACTTCACGCGTACTTTTCTCTGCATTACGCGCACCTTACGAGTATGTAAGCACAATCGGACGTGACGCTTACGCACTTGCTACGCAAAAGCAGAAGCCAAGCGTAGAAGAATTGATTTCAAACCTATCTCCTACTGCTATGTTTGGTGAAACCACACAGATTGGTCAGCTTACTCGCCAATTTTTGGCTAATCCAACCAAGGTAGACACAGGTTCAGGTTTCTTTATTGGGGAAAAGTCTAAAGTACAGAAGGCTCAGGCTAAGGCTATGAGCGCTTACGGACTTATCAATGGCAAATCGTTCACTCTTGGACGTGCTGCTATGAAAACTGTAGGTTCTGACCCTAACAGTACACAGTACAAGGTGATGTCAGGCATCATTGATGCTACTCTAAACATCGCTTTAGACCCATCAGTATGGATTGGTCCTGGTGCTGTAACTAAGATCGGTAAAGGTGGCAAGGCTCTTAAACAGGCTACAATTGATGCCCAAAATGAATTAGCGAAAAAATCTGATCGTTTAGCTGAGGCAGCTCGCCTTACCAAGGAAGAAAATAAGCTCCTCAAAGAGCGTTCTGGCCTTGCTAAGGAAGTTACTCGTCAAGCGGAAAACAAGTACCTCAAGGCAGAGCAGGCATATCAGAAAGCACAGCAAGGACGCATTGAAGCAGGTTATATTGCCGCTGCTAAAGCATTTGCTGCTGATAGCAAGAATGCTGCAAACCTTGCTGGTCCAGAGGGCGTAGCCCTAGACAACCGTGCAATTGGCGAGTTCATAATTGAACGCATGAATACAGGCAAGCAACAAGAATCTGTTGATGCTTTGTCTAAGTTATCTGCGGATTACTACAATACACGTGGAGCATTCCCTGGTGGAGTATTCTTTGAAGAACTACCACAGGCTGGCGCACTAACATTTGCTACACGTGGTAACGATGAATTCGTTGCTCGTTACTTTGGAGCAAAGGCTCCTAAACTGCTTGACTTGGCTGATGACACATCTAAGATGTCACAGAAGGCAGCCACACAGGAACTAAAGCGCCGTACAGAATTACTTAATCGTATCAAAGCAGCACCAGAAGATACTACTTTGCCAGCATCTACACGTGAAGTATTCGATAAGTTAAGAAACGAAAACGAATCCATCAGTCGTGTAGTCATGACAATGCTAGAAGATACAGTCGCCGCACCTCTCGCTGAGACATTAAAAGCTGTAGCAGTATTCAAAGATGAACGCGCTATGGCGTATGTAGTAGATTTGATTCAAGATATCTATAAGGTGGACGGATTTTCTAACGTACGTTCAATCTTTGATGATATAGGGGGCGTAGTTCTCACTAACGTAGATAATGTTGCTGCCCGTAAGGTCAAGATCAGCGAAGTTCTAGCTGAATCTGCTGATCCTACTATCGGCGCACAGGCTATGTTTAAGATAGATAGTTCTATCGAAAGAGCAGAACAAGGCCTAGCCAAGAGCCAGAAGGCTCTCAATGAGGCTCAGGCTGAGCAGGCTGCCATGGCACAACGCCTGAAAGATATCGAGACTCTACGTGACTATGCATCTAAGGACCCAGAACTCCTCAAGATGATGCTTAACGATCCCGATAATATCGGTATTGCTAAGGTTATGGATCTTGATATGCAGATTGGTGACACTCGCTACGCTAAAGAATTCTTTTCATCTGAAGTGGGTCTAACTGATTCGCTATTCGGTGGGCTATCTGGTGATGGTGTTAAGGCTATGAAGTACCTATTCGGCAAGCGATTCCTCGCTGTTGCTGAAGTAGTTGCTGGCGAAAAGAACACTATGCGCCTAGATAGACTATTCGGACGCAAGTTAGACATGGAAATTGTTGACGAATTAGCACAGGCTGATACAGTAGAAGGCGTACTTTCAGTATTCCTACGTCACCTAGCATCACCTGAATCAGATCCACAGATTGCTCGTGGCTTGCTATTCCGTACACAGATGGCTCTTAACAGCAAGAATCCTTTGATTAAGTTATCTGAGCCCGTTAATCAGAAGGCTGTAGCATTCGTTGAGAGGGCTGAAAAGGCTCTTACGAACATCTATGTTCGCTCAACTATCCTACCTTTGAATGATATGGATAGACTTGCTCGTGGTCTAAATGACTGGTTTACATCAGCAAAAGTGCCGCAAGATCTAGTTGATGATCTAATCAACAAGGTTATCCGCGAAAAAGATTATACAGCGCGCTCCAAGATTATCATGGACGGCATGCGTATGATGCAGGAGAACCTAGTCAAGACTATAGGTAAAGGCGATACTGAACTTGCTAAGGTGCTAGATGATGCACTTAGGATCTCTGGTAAAGACCAGGCAGTTATCCGCAACTATAGCGTTGCTAACCTAGCACAGGGTACAGACCCTAAACTTATGTTTGCTAATGGCGAAGAACTCGCTATGACTGGTGCTAACTATGCTCACCAGTTCCTAGATGACGTAATCCGCCTACCAGATACACGTCCTATTGTTGATGCCATCAATACATACAACAAGAACGTACCATTGTATGGTAAAGCAAAGGCGCTTGGCACTACTGCCAACCAACTAGGTGACTACTGGCGTACAGCGCAACTAGCATTCCGTGTATCTTACACACTACGTAACATTGGTGAAATGCAACTTCGTATGTTTTTCTCAGGACACGATAGCATATTTAATCACCCTATCCAGTACCTAGCGATGGCTATGGCTAATCCTAAAGGTACAAAGATGCAAGCATTGGCATCTCGCATTGGTAAGATGCAGAACGATATCTTCGGAAATAGATTCAATGATGATATCTCTGAGAAGCTTGTAACTGAAGCACTAGATGAATACATGCAGTTCATGAAGCGTGGTATCAGTGCTGGCGATCCTCGTACTGCTTTCGTTGGTAAAATATACGAAGTAGTTGGAAGCACGCACGAATCATTCTACAAGGGTCTTGCATTGACTCTCATGCGCTTCTATAAAGACGATCTAATGCCACTTGTGGCACGCGCTCGCACGCCTGAATTACAAGATGACCTAATCAACTATCTAACCACGAAGAAGCAGGGTCTAGATATCCTTGAAAAGATACATCGTGGTGCTCGTACATCTCGAGAAGTTGAAGGTGCGAAGGTATCTAACTTTGACAAGATTATCCTAAAGGACACAGCAAAGCCGTTCTCTAAGGACAACATCAACGTAGATAACTTGAGAACTTATCTGTTTGATATTAACTCTACAGGTTCTTATGAGTATGCGTTACAGTCAATCGGTGGCAAAGGCCCTAAGGCTGAGTACATCCGTGAGATGCTTGCTAATGGCAAAGTAACTATTACTCAAGGCAATAGAACATCAGATATTACTATTCCTGACTACGCTAAACTCAAGAATGTAGTCGAGATGGATGACCTAGAGATTGGCTTCAAGTCGCAACTAGCATCTTTCTTTAAGCGTGAAGATATGCCAGATTCGACAGTATTGCTATCTCGTACCAAGCGTTTTGCTGAGGCTGAGCCTAAGATGCTCACTAAAGCAGTAGACTGGTTCTTTGATCTTAACGCTAAACTTGAGAACCTAGCAGCATTTGGTCCTGAATACCGCATGGCATATTGGGATCACGTAGGCCGTTATGCTACAATGCTTGATACTCCAGACTTGATTAAACTACAAAAGGCTGCTGTAGACACATTAGCACCCCTTCGTAAGAATGGTAAGGCTTGGGGTCGTAAGCACCAAACTATCAAGATTATCGAAAAAGAACTCAAGAAGCGTGGCGATAACTACGTTCATGAGGGTGGAGTTACTCTAGAGAACCTTAACTCTATGGCTGCTAAAGCTGGAGCTAAGTATACTAAAGAACTATTTTACGATGCATCTAAGCAGTTACAGTCCGCTCAGGCTATGCGTCTTATCTTCCCGTTCATCCAGGCACAGTTCAACACCATCCGTAAGTGGGGACAACTCTACGCATCTAACCAGATTAACTTCTACAAGTTGGGCCGTGCGTACAACTCTCTGAACAAAGAGGGTACAAGTGCTATCTATGACATCACTGGTGTTAAGTATGACGAAGGTCAAGGCTTTATCTATGAAGATGAGTTTGGTGAGAAGCGTTTCCGCTATCCAATTGCTGGTTCATTCCTAGGCGCATTGGTTGGAAAGAACGCAGATGCTGCACAAGCACTACAACTAAGTGCTCCTGTACAGTCTCTTAACTTGGCTTTTGGTAACGTCAATCCTGGTATCCCAGGCATTGGCCCTGCTGGTCAGTTTATCTACCAAGCAAGCGGTAAGTCTGCAGCATTTGGACCCGTATGGGATACTCTACGTGGAATCGTAATTCCTTTCGGAGTGACAGAAGCACCAGTTGAGTCTTTGCTCCCAGCATGGTTACGTAAAACATTCTTGTACGCTATCAACGATCAGAAGACAGTTGAGCGTGGTGTCAAAGATTGGGCTTCATACCTAGCCTCTACTGGCGACTATGGTGACAACCCACTTGCTGATGATGAGGCAAGAACACGACTATTCAAAGATGCCGAAGGAATGTCACGTGGCATTGGCTTGCTTACTGCTCTTTTCCAGAGCATAGCACCTGCTACACCTTCTCAGGAAGTCTTTGCTAAGATTCCAAATGACAAGAAGGTTGACTTCGCTAGCATGACCATGCTCTATAATGCATGGGATCAGATTAGCCGTAAGCACCCTGGAGATTACTTTGCAGCAGTTCACGAGTTCTCAACAGAGTTTGGCGAGCGCAACCTATTAGCAATCCTAGGTGGTTCTACTCGTACTGTTACAGGAACTAAGGATGCTTGGACATTCTTGAACATGCACCCTGAAGCAGCCGATAAGTACGCTACTAAGAACGGCGATGTTGTCCCATTCTTCTTCCCCGGTGGAGAAGGCGCTACAGCATACTATGCTTGGCAGAAACTTACAGGACGCCGTGAGGCACTCAGCACTGAAGAGTTGGCTAACGCTGCAGAAGAACTTATCTACAAGATGGCCAAGTCTCAGATCTCAGAACAGCAGGCTGCCATGGGTTATTCAAATGTTTGGTACGCAAATGAAATCAATAACCTTAATAAGCGTTTTGGTGGTGCTGCTCCAGCATCTATCATCAACGTAGGCACAGATCAAGAGCGTATTGCTACAGTTGCCAAGGCTTTGCAGGATGATGCTTTCAAGATGTCTCCCGTGTATGAGGAAACCTTGAAGTTCTATCAGGCATATTCTGCAGCTATAGAATCATTAAAGATTACCCGTGTTACAGCAGAACCTAACCTAGGAAGCACGCACTGGTACGCAACACAACTTCGTGGGCAATTACAAGAACTTGCTGACAGTCTCATGGTAGAGAACCCAGCATTCGCTCCAATGTTTTATCGTGTATTCGCAGGAACTATGAAGGCAAAGGACTAACGTGGCAGATACATATAACCAGATGCGAGAGAGGCAAATAGCCTCTTCGACTGCTTATGCTTCAATGGGAACGTTTGCTGCCTCTAATGCAGCGGCTGCTTTGGCGCTAAAAGTTAGAAATAACCCGTTCTACATAAATGCTACAGCAACATCAGATCCAGTTGCTTTTGCTAATATTGCTGGTGCAGAAGTAGATAGCCTTCGTACACAGTTACGTCCGGATTCGTTTGGTAATAACGCAAATTACCTACAAGCACTTCTTCGAGCAACTGGTGCTTCAAAAGGCACAACTCCACTCGGTACATTTAGTTTTGAAGATATTAAGGCTTTTCAAAAGACAGTAACTGAAGCACGCCTCAATGGTGTTGAGTATCTAACCCTTCTTCAAGATAATCTAGACAAGGGTGGCGCTGGTGCTACCAAAACTAGATTTAGCAAAGAAGCCTCTACTGCTATCAACTTGATTGATAAGACAGATGCTAAGACTATGTATGCCAAGGCTTTCTATGCTGCTCGCGGTGAAACAGTTCCTGAGTCAGAAATTATTCGATTCATGAACAAGTTTAATGAACGTGCAAAGAAAGAAGCAGTTACAACAACTGCTGCTGGAACAACCACGACAAGCACTGCTGGAACTACAGGCAAGTCTACAACCACCCGTTCTGGTCTTGGGTTTACCGCAGAAGAACAAAATCAGTTCTTGGCTAGTTACATCGCTAAGCGTGGTGGAAAGATTACACCTGAGACTGGTGGAGCCGTCAAGACCTTCATAGATGAAATGCGCGCTACTTACAAGAACAACGGTCTCACTGAGCCTGCTTTTGAAGAACTAGCAAAGACTGCTACTGATCTTGTTGCAACTGGTGATCCAGAGATTCTCAAGCAGAAACTTGAGGAGGCTAAGCAAAAAGTTCGTAATCAGGCTGCCAAACTATATCCAGGAATGGCTGATGTTCTCAATAATGGTGAGGATATCAAAGAATATGCAGATCAATATATCAAGGTTGCTTCTGCTATCACACGTAAGACTTACGATATGAACAACCCACTCATCAAGAAGATGATGAACTTCAAAGATGAGAAGGGCAACTTCCGTGCAGCTTCAGCTACTGAAGCATACGAGATTGTGCGTGGAAGTTCTGATTGGGATACTAGCCCAGATGCATTTAATACCTTCAGTAGTATTGGCGATATTATCGATCGGAAGATTAACTAATGGCTCCTAAAAAGAAAATTGTTGAGACAGTAGTCGATATTGCCAAGAGCCTACCTAAGGCTCTAGAGGCAAATAAGGCAGTTCAAACTGCTAAAGACATTGAAAAGAAGATCGATGCTATCCTTGATAAGCCAAAGATTACTGCTGCTGATGTCAAAAAAGTAGACCAACTTTCTAAACAAGTTGATGAAAATCTTAAGAAGGCTGTTGATCTTGGTGCTTCTACATCCAAGAATAGTCCTATAACTAAAGTTTCTGAGGCTGTTAAGACTAAAGTTGCTGAAGTTAAAGCAGAAGCTCCTAAGCCTGCTCCTGCAGCTAAGGCTGCACCTAAAGCAGAAGAGGCTCCTGGCCCAAGTAACCTTCCTAAGTCTACTCCAACTAAAACTGCAGCTAAAGCTCCTGAACCTGCTCCTAAGCCAACAACAAAGACACCTAGTAAAACAACTAAGAAAACTGATGATAATGTTGTTAAAGGTCCTGTAGGAAAGATAGACGATCGACCACCTTATGGTGTTTTTCCTGGCATGGGTGGAATTGCTGCTGGTTCTGGACTTGATAAGGGAACTCCTGGCGGAACCGACGGAGCTGATGGTGGTGCTGGAAGTAACGTAATTCCTAGCGAAGACATGCCTTTCGGTGGTGGAACTACTACTGGCGGCGATGGCGGAGCTGGTGGTGGCGCAGGTGATGGCGGTGGTGCTGGTGATGGTACTGGCGATGGTGGTGGCGGTAACGGTGGCGGAGGATCTGGCGGTGGCGGCGGAGGTGGTGGCGGAGGCGGTAACGCAGACGACCAAGGTGATGGAGATACACCTACCCCTACAACCACTACTACAACTCCACAAGTTGACTTCAATACACAATGGTTAATCCTCAAGGCTAAACTTCTTGCTGCAGGCTTACCTGCATCTACTGTAGATGCAAGCGTTGACTATTTTAGAACCATTATTAAAGATGCTAAATTTGCAGGTGAGAACGAACTTGAAAACGTAGTAGATCAATATCTATATCTACCTACATATCAAGATAAATCCGGCAACACTATTGACTCTCCGTTCTATAAAGACTTTGGTAAGTTCAATGAGAAGTTGACAACCAAGAGAAAGCCTGGCGAACTTGTAGGTTTAGTTCTTGGATACAAGCGTGTTATCGATAAGTACGTAACTAGCCCTACAGGTAGAGATGCATTCAAGAGTGATGATTCTATCATTAAGTATATGCAGAACGATGTCTCTGTAGCAGAACTAGATGAGCGTGCCAATGCTGCACGTCTGCGTTCGCTGAATGCTGATCCTTACTACGTTAAGGCTCTCATGGATCTTAAGTATATTGATGCTGCCTCAGACTTGACATCATTCTTCCTAGATCCAAATGTTGGAACTAAGGCTCTTGAAGATCGTCGTACTTCTGGTGCATTTGCTACTGAAGCAATCCGTAGAGCAAATGAAGCATCAGGCATCAAGCTTGATACAGACTTCGCTAAGCAGCAAGCTGCTCGTCTGACAGCACTTGGTTATACCGAGGCTCAGATTACACAACTAGCAGGTGAAGGCTACGAGAATATCGCAGAGCAACTCAGACCTACTGAGAAGCTTTCAGGTATCTACGAGCGTAACTTGGCTGGTGGAGCTGCTGATGCCACAAAGGTACAGCAAGAACTAGAGGCTGAACAGTTCCTTGGAACTGCATCACAACGCCGTAAGAAACTTGCTCAACAAGAAATCCAGTCGTTTAGAGGACAGTCTGGATTATCAACAACAGCCCTACGTACAGGAGTAACGGGCTTACTATAACAGAATCCCGACATGGATCGATCGGCCCCATGCGGAGTATTAGACCGACAGTACGAGCCAATATCTATTCCCCTGTAGGTATTGAGGCGTGCGCCAACTACTAGAAAAGGGAGAGTTGCTATGAGCAACAACCGCGATAACTACTGGGATGACGAAGAAGAAGATGATGACTTTACGCCATCATACGAATCGGAAACTGACCTTGTAAAGAAACTGCGCAAGGCTTTGAAGGCTGAGCAGAAGAGAAACAAGGAACTTGAAAGTTCACTTGGTGAACTCAGTAAGTCCCAAAGAGAGCGGATTTTGAAGGACGTTTTTTCGTCCCGTGGCGTAAACCCAAAGGTAGCCGCATTTGTACCCAATGACTTGGACGCATCAGAAGATGCTATCTCAGCTTGGTTAGACCAGAATGCTGATGTATTCGGCTTTGAAGTTCAACCACAGCAGGAAGTAAGTCAAAAGGACGTCGCAGCTTTGCGACAGATGGATGCCGTTACAAGTGGTGCTTTATCCCCCGACAAGTCCGAGGATATTGCGTTCCGTATTAACAACGCACAATCTCAGGATGAAATCCTAAACCTTATCTACGGTTCACAATCGTAGCCAATTCAACCAAAAAGGACAGGTAAATGCCTAACTTGTATACCTCTGCTGCGTTGCCAGCAGGTCAAGCGGGTACAGTTGTCGGTGCTAACCTTGTTACTCAGGCGTATGACAAGCTCGTAGAGTTCGCTCTTCGTTCCGTGCCATCATTCCGCTCTGTTGCTGACAAGAAGCCTGCACAACAGTCCCACGCAGGTTCATCTGTATTGTTCCAACTTTACAATGACCTCGCAGTTGCCACCACCGCATTGACAGAAACTGTCGATCCAGATGCAGTTGCAATTCCTGCAACCAGCACTGTTGCAGTTACTCTCAATGAGTACGGTAACTCAATCATTTCAACCCGCAAGCTCGACCTCTTCTCACTCGCTGATGTAGAGCCAGCTCTTGCAAACATTGTTGCATTCAACATGAACGACTCACTCGATACAATCGTACGTGACGTTCTCAATGGTGGATCACAAGTAATCCGCGAATCCGCTGGATCACTCTCCACCTCTGCAGCAATCACCACCATCACTGGTACTGACACAATCAAGTCTCGCGATATCCGCTACGCAGTAGCGAAGCTCCGCGCAGCAAACGTTGTGCCACGCCGTGGAAATCTATACGCTTCCTACATCCACCCAGAAGTTTCTCACGACCTTCGTGCAGAAACAGGAACTGCAGGATGGCGTCAGCCACACGAGTACGTTGATACCGCTGGTATCTACGCAGGTGAGCTTGGAACATACGAAGGCGTTGCTTTCGTAGAGTCACCACGCCTACCAAACTCACAGGCTGGTTCAGGATCTGGCGGAAGCCAGGTTCGTGTCTACTCAACCTTCATCATGGGTCAACAGGCTCTTGCAGAAGCAGTTGCAGAAGAACCACACACAGTTATCGGTCCAGTTACAGACAAGTTGATGCGTCTCCGCCCAATCGGCTGGTACGGCGTCCTTGGCTGGAACCGTTACCGTTCAGAAGCCCTATGGCGTATCGAGACAGCATCGTCTGTCCGTCCAACAGCCTAGTTAGCTGATTGACTGCCAGGCAGGGGAAACCCTGCTTGGTGGTGAGTCCACTAAAGGAGACTTATGGCTTTCATCTTTACACCACCAACAGTATCTGAAGGACCTGCAGGAGACAACGTACTGCACTACAGATACAAGCTAGAACGCGGTATTACTGTCATAAAGGAGAACGGTGTCTATCGTCAAGAGCGCTTTCCGTATGCTGAAGATTTGGCTAATGCTGACTTGTATTACTTGGGTGGTCACATTTACGAGGTATCGGCTACAGAAAAGGCAGCGCTAGAAGCAGCAGGTTACACAGTTCAAACTGTCTAGGGGGACAGATGTTACATAGACAAACACATCCTACGGATGTAGATGGATGCTTTGGATGCAAGATTCTAGGTTTGAATCTGAATGCAGGAGAAGCGTCATCAAGAGTTCCTATGACTACCAAGAAGTGGGACGCAGAGCTCCAGGCATATCGTGATGCTAGAGCACAAGGAATTCAACCGTCATCAACTCGTATGCGAGACATACAGACTGCGGTTGAGGTAAGTAACAGAGCAGGCAAGGCGTTCAAAGCGGACGACTCAACAGGAGGGTTAATTTAATGCCAATGGTTAGCGGAAAGAAATTCCCTTACACAGCTAAGGGTAAGAAAGCAGCCAAGATGTACGCAAAGGCTGAAAAGATGGAAGAAAAAGCCATGATGATGAAGGCCAAGAAGAAGGCTGTTAAGAAGAAAGCGAAAAAGAAATAATGGCGGCAAAACTAACAGCGCAACAAAAAGCTGAACGTGGTCGTACCAAGACTCGTAAGATTGCAAAGATGAACGCACTTGATAAGTCAATCGTTCTAAAGAAGCCAATGAAGAGCCAGAACAAGAATCCTGGAAAGTATGTGCGATGAAGAAGTCTGCCAAGCACCCAGGGTTCAAGGCAGTTCAGAAGAAGATCGCTCGCAAGTCAGGTGTGTCGATGGAGCGTGCTGGTGCAATCCTCGCCGCGTCATCTCGCAAGGCAAGTCCTGCTGCGAAACGCAAGAACCCACGTCTCAAGAGAGTCAAGGGTAAGTAATGTCATCTGGACAATATAAGACCCATAGAGGTTTTAACTCTGTCCAGATTAAGGACGGGAAAGTGGTTCGTCTGAATAAGAACGGAACCATACGAGCGATATTAGGAAAGTACGGTGAATATGGCAAGCAAGAGAGATCCAAGACTCGCTAGGGCTGGAGTCTCAGGTTTTAACAAGCCTAAACGTACTCCTAACCACCCTAAGAAGTCACACGTTGTTGTGGCTAAGCAGGGTAGTCAAGTAAAGACAATCCGATTTGGAGAGCAAGGCGCAAGTACTGCTGGTAAGCCAAAGGCTGGGGAGTCACAAAGAATGAAGATGAAGCGCAAGAGTTTCAAGGCGCGTCATCGTAGAAACATTGCAAAAGGAAAAATGAGTGCCGCATATTGGGCAGATAGGGTTAAATGGTAATGAAGAAAATGCCAAAAGGTGGCGGAAAAGGTTCTAAGGGAGAAAAGCTTTATACTCCTGTAAGCCAAGCCACAATCGATAAAATCAAAAAAATGGGTATGACCAAAGCCCTCGCTGCTGCTGGTAAGACCCCTAAGGGTGCTCGTGCTGAGTTCATCCAAGGTGTAACCCGTATGTACGGTGCTAAGCGTGTAGCTGCTGCACGTACAAAGGCTGCTCCTGCTGCTAAGTCTCCAGATGCAGCTCGTGCCGCTTATGCTAAGAAGGCTCCAGTTAAGAAAGTTGCTAAGTCTCCAGACGAAGCACGCGCATCTTACAACAAGAGCAAACCAGCAACCAAGAAGGCTGCTGCAAAGAAGTACACATCTAAGTCACCAAGACCAATGAATCCAAAGGGTCTATTCCCAGGACTTCTTGGCGGCAAGAACAAGTACGGTAACTAGTGTCTTATACCAAACCAGGTCTACGTGAGTCTATTAAGAGACGAGTCCTTGCTGGTTCAAAAGGCGGTAGACCTGGACAATGGTCAGCGCGTAAAGCGCAACTTGTAACACAACAGTATAAGAAAGCTGGTGGTGGCTACACAGGTAGCAAGTCCAGCAAACAAAAGTCTTTGTCTAAGTGGACCAAGGAAGAGTGGGGAACCAGATCTGGTAAACCCAGTACCCAAGGTTCTAAGGCAACAGGAGAACGTTACTTGCCTAAGAAGGCAAGACAAGCCTTGAGCAAGAAAGAGTACGCAGCAACTTCTGCAAAGAAGCGTCAAGATACCAAGGCTGGCAGACAGTTCTCCAAACAACCAAAGTCAATTGCACGAAAGACAGCGAGGTATAGATAATGGCAGTAGGAAATCCAGGATCTCCATTTACTGCTGAGTTGAACAGACTCGCCAATGGAGGAACCTACCGCACCCCTCTCAATGTTAAAGCTGATAATGAAGCTGCCAACGAGTGGGCTGGTACTACTGGTCTAGATGTTCAAGGTGCGCTTAACCGCAAAGATGGACGTACTGACCAAAAGACCTTCCTTGACATTCAAGGTATTTGTAATGTGCTAGCAGGAACCGATGGTCTTGCTGCACCCGAAGCTCTAAGAAGGATATCGTCCTAATGACATCAACCCTTGCCAATTTGGTAGATGAAGTTCTCCTAAATCTCAATGGCTACACTATGCGACAAGATCGCACAACTCACCTTACTGCTGACATCAACTCCTCTGCCCTCTCTCTGAGTCTAGGTAGCGTATCCAATATCGGCAAGGGTGTTGTCGAAATCGACGATGAACTTATCTGGGTTGACACCTACGATCGTGTCTCCAGTACTGCTACAGCAGCCCCTTATGGACGTGGCTACCAAGGCACTACAGCTGCCAGCCACACCACTAACACCAAGGTAACCATCTCTCCTACATTCCCTAAGCTTTCAGTTAAGCGTGCTATCAATGACACCATTAGAGCGGTGTTCCCACAGCTTTACGGGGTAGATAAGACAACCTTTAGTCTTACTGCCACCCAGTCCACATACAGCCTCCCAGCGGCCGTAGACACAGTTTTAGGGGTATCCTGGGACACGCCTGGCCCCACTGGTGAGTGGAAGCCTGTCCAACAATGGCGTCATGACCCTATGGCCAATGTGACAACTTATGCAAGTGGTCAGACCATATCTGTCTATGACCGCATTACCCCAGGTCGTACCGTACAGGTGACCTATAGCAAGGAACCTACTGTCCTTGCCAACAACAACGACGTTTTCGAGACAGTCTCAGGATTGCCATCTTCAACCAAGGACGTAATCGTCTATGGCGCTTCTTACCGCCTAGCATCCTTTATCGATCCAGGTCGTCTCACATTCACTTCTGCTGAAGCAGACCAAGCCGATACCAAGATTCAATACGGATCTGGCTCCAATGCTGCTCGCTTTATGCTCGCACTTTACCAGCAACGCCTCACTGAAGAAGCAGGCAAGCTCCGTGACCAATTCCCAGTCCGAATCCACTACACGAGGTACTAATGACAACACGTAAATATCTCTCTACATCTCAGGAGACCACGCTTACTTCAGCGATGAACTCCTCTCAGACAACTATGGTTGTCAACTCTGCAGCTGGATTGCTTGGTTCAATCACACCTGCTGCTGGTGAAACCTTCACCGTTGTCATTGACCCAGATACATCGCTTGAAGAAATTGTCGATGTAATTGCGCCGTCTAGCCCTGGCAGCAACACGCTTACAATTGTTCGTCCTATTGATGGTACAGCAGCAATTTCTCACTCAGCTGGAGCCAAGGTTCGCCACATGGCTATTGGTCGTGACTTCCGTGAGGCTAATGTACACCAAGAATCTAACCTTACAGCTCACACTGCTACAACCTCTGCTCAGTTGGCATCGGTTATCTCCGATGAAACTGGTACAGGCTCTCTAGTCTTCAACACAAACCCTACGATTGTTACCCCAACAATTGCATCATTTACTAATGCAACCCACAACCACACCAACTCTGCTGGTGGTGGAACTCTTACCTCTGCTGCTGTATCTGATTTTACAGAAGCTGCTCAAGATGCTGTTGGAGCTATGTTCTCTAGTAACACCGAATCTGGTATTTCGGTTACCTATGATGATGCAACTAACAAGGTAAACTTTGATGTAAATGATCCAGTAATCAGCATCGATGGAGACGTTGCTGGCTCTGCCACAATGACTGACCTTGGCAACGTAACAATCAATACAGCCATCTCTCCTGGCGTAATTGTCAATGCGGACATTTCGGGCATAGCCGCTATTGCTGCTAGCAAGATTTCTGGTACTGCAGTAACTCAGGCTGATACAGGCACAGTTACCAGCACAATGATTGCTGATGGCACTATCGTAAACGCAGACATTTCTGCAACTGCAGCAATTGCTAAGACCAAACTTGACCTCAATGGAGCGATTACTTCTGCGGATATCGTAGATGGAACTATCGTAAACGCTGATATCAATGCCTCAGCCGCTATTGCCCTTAGCAAGTTAGCAACTGATCCACTAGCCCGTGCTAACCACACAGGAACTCAAACAGCCTCAACTATCTCAGATTTTGATACACAAGTACGTACTTCTCGTTTAGATCAGATGGCTGCTCCAACTGCCTCTGTATCTCTCAATAGCCAAAAGATTACCAACCTTGCTACTCCTACAGCAAACGGCGATGCAGTATCCCTTGGATACCTAAATGGTCAAAAGGGTGTCGCTAATGGTATTGCTGAACTCGACGGTAATGGCTTAGTCCCAACCCACCACCTCCCAGCACTTGCAATCTCTGAAACATTTGTGGTAGCATCTCAAGCTGCGATGCTTGCACTTACTGCTCAGATTGGTGACGTTGCAGTCCGTACAGATGTAAACAAGTCTTTCATTCTTACAGCAACCCCAGCATCCACTCTTGGTAACTGGCAAGAACTCCTTACTCCAACAGATGCAGTTCTATCTGTTGATGGTAACACTGGTGCTGTATCTCTATCTGGTACATACCTCAATAGAACTACAGGTCAACTACTAGGTAACCTAGATGCTAACAACTTTAAGGTAACTGGCTTAGGTGTTCCAACAAGCGCTAATGATGCTGCTACTAAGACATACGTAGATGCAGTAGCAGGTTCTGCTACAGCAGCAGCTGCGAGCGCAGCGGCAGCAGCCACAACCTATGATAACTTCGATGATCGTTATCTTGGTGCAAAGTCAACTCCTCCAACTCTTGATAACGATGGAAATGCGATTCTTGAGGGAGCTCTTTACTGGAACTCAGTAGACAATGCTATGTATGCATGGGATACAGGAACTTCTTCATGGGGATCTATATCTTCAACTGCTGCTATCTACCGTTACAAGTTTGTAGCTACAGGCGGAGAAACTTCAGTATCAGGAACTGACGCGAATGGCTTGACTCTATCCTACCTAGCAGGCAAGGAACAAGTTTATCTAAACGGTATCTTGCTTGTTCGTGGCTCTGATTACACAGCCTCAAATGGTACAAGCATCACTTCTTTGGCTGCCTTGGCTGCCAGCGATATCCTTGAAGTAATTACCTTCACAGCATTTGATCTTGCCACAGCAATTCCTAACACTACCTTTGACGCAAAAGGTGACCTTTTGGTTGCTAGCGCGGCAGATACTGTGGGCAAACTTTCAGTAGGAACAAACGGATATTTCCTTAAGGCTAACTCAGGTGCTGCTCTTGGAGTCGAATGGGCTGCAGTAGATGCACTACCTAGCCAAACTGGAAACGGTGGCAAGTACTTAACAACAGATGGTTCTACCGCATCATGGGGAGCCATTACAACAGATCCCAACCCCTCTATATTCATGCTGATGGGAGCATAACAAATGGCAACAACATATAAAGTGTTAGCGCAAACAGGTTCATCTGGAAGCACAGGGAATGGATCTGCAACGTTGACAGCTACTACAAATACAAACCTATACGTGGTTCCATCAGGAACTTCTACTATAGTATCAACAATCTCAGTATGTAACCAGTCATCTTCGGCTGCTACATACCGTATTGCTGTACGTCCAGCTGGTGCTTCCATAGCTGCTCAGCATTACATCGTATACGGCGCAACAGTCCCAGCATCTGATTCAGTAATGCTTACTGTTGGCCTAACCATTGGAGCAACTGACACTATTACTGTCTATGCCTCAAGTGCCAACCTTTCCTTCAGTGCATTCGGATCGGAGATTGCATAATGGCGGTTTCAAACGTATCTACAGTTGATGTAGACAACTGGCAATTAATTAATACGGTTGGACCAGCACTAACTGGAACAAGTGTAACTGTTGGTACTGGTTTGACCAGCTGGAAAAAATTAATGATTGTATGGTCGAACGTAGATTCTTCAAACACAGATCATCTAATGTTTTCATTTAATGGAAACACGTCTGGATATGTAGGTGGTACTGGATCACTAGGTGAAAATGGTTACTACAAAGGTAACGGTGGTGGTTTATATGTTGAGCCAAGAGCAACTCAATATGGAAGACAAGGCTATATGATTGTAGATTACACATTATCGTCTGGGCCAAAAGTATTTTATGGAAGTTTTCATGGAGCAAACTACGCTACATTTGAAGGTGCTTGGAATAATACAAGTGCTGTTACCTCCGTTCAGATGTTTTACCAGAATGGTAATTCATTCTCTGGTGGTATCTCCACTGTTTGGATTTATGGAATTGCGGCGTAACCATGGCCATTAACCGTACATCTAAAGCACGAGGTAAAATCATTGACGTACCCACCGCTCCTACTATTGGCGCAGCTACTGCTGGGGGCGAATCTGCTTCAGTAGCATTTACTGCTCCTACCGTTGGTGGTCCTGTATTTAGTTATACAGCGTTATCTAACCCTGGCTCTATTACAGCAACTGGAACTTCTAGTCCAATTACAGTTAGTGGATTAACAGCTGGAACATCTTATACATTTAGTGTTAGAGGCAATAATCCTAGTGGTAATGGTCAATATAGCTCATCTAGTAATGCTGTCACACCATTTCTAGATACTGCATTTGAGTCTATTGCTACTGTAACTGTAGGCGCAAGTCCTTCAGTAAGTACTTTGCAATTCAGCAGCATTCCACAGACCTATGCACATCTACAATTTAGATTGTTTATGCGCTCAAACGGTGGCAGTGGTGGAACTTACGGTAAATTGGTAATAAACTCAGACAGTACTAATTCAAACTATGCTCAACACTATATGACTGGTTATGGTACGGGTGTTATTGCTAATGGTAACGCCACAGACGGCGCTTTTGGAGATTGGACTGGCGCCCTTGCTATTGCAAATAACTACGGTGTACTAATTTTAGATATATTGGATTATACCAATACAAATAAAAATAAAGTTTGCAGAATACTTAGTGGTTACGATGATAACGGTAACTCGGGTGCCGTAAGACTTCAATCAATTTTATGGAAAAATGCTTCTGCGATTACATCTATTGGAATCCAGCAATGGGATATTGCTAATTTTACTCAGTACACACACGCAGCACTTTATGGCGTGAAAAGAGCGTCATAACTATGATAACTAACTTTACAAAGGCAGGTGCGTAATGCCAGCAGGAGCAACATATAACTGTATTGCAACAACAACGCTAGGTAGCGCACAGAGCAGCGTGACGTTTTCTAGTATCACTGGAAGTTATACGGATTTGGTTTTGGTTTTTTCAAATGTGAAATTATCATCAGGAGATTCTGCAATAGATATTCAGGTTGGTAATGGTTCTGTTGATACTGGCTCCAATTATTCTTTTACAATTTTTGGAGCACGTAGTACTTCAGCAACTCCATTTACTAACCGTTTGGATAATACTACTCTTATGCGTTCAAATTGGTATACTGCAATAACCACAACTGAGGCAGCAATGTCGCAGGTTCATTTTATGAATTATGCAAATACAACAACATTCAAAACTGTATTGGCAAATAGTAGAGTTCAGCCAGGGAGTGCTAATTATTCTGGTG